ACGCACACCTTAGTATTTTGGCTAAAGGTAAGGTAAGAATTAGCACAGACGATTATAATAAAGAAGTAACTGCACCCTTTTGTATTAACATTGAAGCAGAAAAGCATCACATGATTGAGGCTTTAGAAGATTCTGAATGGTTTTGTATTCATGCAACAGACGAAGTAGACGATGTTGATGATTTTTTGATTTCTAGGAGTTAATTATGCCTTTTGCATATCTAGCAGCAGCAACAATTGGAAGCGCCTTAATTGGCTCACAGGCATCAAAGTCTGCGGCATCAACGCAAGCTAACGCTGCGGCTAACGCCCAAAATCAATTGCAACAGAACTTTCAAACTTTGCAACCCAATTACACGTCCTATATGCAAACAGGGCAAACAGGGTTGAATCAGTTGAACAACCAATTGGGTTACTTGTCTACACCCACAGAGACTTATCAACCGATGGGTCAAGCGCAGTTTAATGCGAACCTAGCGCCTAATTATCAGTTCCAATTAGGTCAAGGTCAAAACGCAGTAAACGCAGCAAGCAACGCAACAGGTGGTTTGATTGGTGGTAATGCGTTAAAAGGACTTGAGGATTACACTCAAAACTATGCGTCAGGTGCTTATCAAAATGCTTTAACAAACTATATGGGCCAACAAGCTCAACAGTTTAACCAAGGACAAGCACAACAAACCAACATCTATAACCGTTTGGCAGGAATAGCGGGGATTGGTCAAAATGCAGTTAGTGGACTTTCTAATCTTGCTACTGGCAATGCTACCAACATTGCTAATTTGGGTGTTGGTGCAGCTAACGCACAAGCAGCGGGACAAGTAGGGGCAGCAAACGCAATTAGTGGTGGCTTAACAGGCGCAGCGCAAAACAACTATTTGGCTACGATCTTAAATCCACAGACTTATTTGCAACAACAACAAGGCTATGGCACTAATGTACCAATTAGCAATATGAATCAGGGGTAAAGAATGACTACTACAGTTAACGCTAACTTTTCTGACGTAGCATCAAAGGTTCAACCTCCACAAGGGATGAGCATCGCTGACATGGTTAATCTTGCTAAAAACGCACAAGCGTATCAGCAAGCTCAATTAACTAATCCATTAGCGGTTAGAGAACAATCTGCTCGCACAGAATTGGCAGAAAAAACACTTAAACCACAAATTAGCGCCAAAGAATCAGAAGCAAAAAGATTGGCACTAGAGGCTGATAAAACTGGTGTAGATGTTAAAAATCACTATGCAAATATAGCTCGTGGTGTATATGGTGGTCTTCTTACTGACCCTGACTTTCAATCTGGCAACAAAGAAAAGATGCTAGAAAAGTTAGAAAAAGCCAAAGGTTTTTTAGAAGATGTTGGAATCCCCACACATGAATCTAAAATGCACGATCAATTAAAAGAAATGGTCAACAAAGACCCTAAGCAAGCCTTTCAAATGATTAAAAATGGCATCCAACAAGCTGGCACTAACGCAGAACAATTTTCTCAAGTCAATGCACCTGCGAATTATGTCAACACAGGACAAATGCAAGTGCCTATTTATCAATCACCATATCAAGGTGGTGGCCCTGGTCAAACACCTGCAATTCAAAACGTATTGCCTCCCACAACGCCTATTGTCAATCCTCAAGGCACGCCTGGTTATCTTGGCCCACAAAACCAACAACAGTTTGTACAAAGTGGATTAGCTCCAGGTCAAGCGCAAAACATAGAAAAGAACGTCAATCTTGCTGCAGGCGATTGGAGTCAAACTTATCAAGACGCACAACAAGCACAAAATAGAATTGGTTTGTTGCAAAACATTAAAGACTTGGCTGGTAAAGCATTTACTGGCGTTGGTGGTCAACGTAAAGAGTTTATTGCAGGTTTGGCTAACGCTATTGGAATTTCAGCTTTTGAAGTTGAAAAAGCCAATACAGACGTTCTAGCAAAGAACAGTAATTTGTTAGCCCTTGCTGGTGGTAACACAGACTTGGCTAGACAGATTGCTGAAGCTGCTAATCCTAACAAAAAGATGAACTACGATGCCATCAAAGAAGCATCAAATCAATTGATAGCAACAGAAAAATTAAAAGCTAAAAAAGCTGAAATACTTGCGCCATTCAAAGACAATCCATCATTGTTCCAACAAAAAGCACTTGAGTTTTCTAAGGTTGCTGATCCACGTTTGTTGCAAGAAATGACGCCTGAACAAGTAAAATCTTTGAAACAGTCAATGAGTGCTGCTGAACGAATAGAGTTTAATAACAAGATTAAAGAAGCTAAAAGATTAGGATTGATACCATAATGGCTACACTCGCAGAGCTTTGGGGTACGGATGAAGGCTTAAAAGACGATCTAAATGACCGTCTAAAAGAAGCCAAAGATGCTTACCGTAAACAATTTGGTAAAGAATTGCCTGTTACAAGTGGTTTTAGAACTACTGAACAACAGGCTGCTTTGGCATCTAAGCCCAATAAATACCCTGTAGCTAGGCCTGGCACATCTGCCCATGAGACAGGTGATGCGATTGACATTGATCCTAATGTTCCTGAATCATTCTTGAATCAATTTGGGTTGCATAGACCTGTTAAAAATGACCCAGTTCACGTTCAAGTCATGCCTAGTTCTAAAGGCACACAGACTTTGGCTAATTTGTGGGAATCAACACCAGTTGATGAAGACATTACCCCACAAACAAAATCTTTAATTCAACAAGTACAAGACAAATTCCAACCTAAATTTGCTACTCCTACAGGTTTAGGTGAAGCTGCTTTGGGTGTTGCTAGTGGTCTAATTGCGCCTGTGGTTGGTTCTATTGCCGGTATAGGTGGTGCTTTAACATCAGGCAAGTTTGGCACACAAGAAGGCATCCAAGCGGGTGAGAAACTTGGTGGAAAAGTACAAGAAGCATTGACTTACCAACCCAAAACTCAAGAAGCACAAGGTTATTTGGAGTCTTTGAACAAGGCATTGGAGGCTGCTCATTTGCCTCCCATCATGCCTGAAGCCATTCATTTAGCACCAAGTGTGACCAAAGAAGCTCCTAAAGTTGCGCCTGAGTTGCAACAACAATTTACTGCCAAAGGTGGATTGCAAAGTGCGGGCGCTGCAGCAACAGGCAACAAAGCTATCTTAGATGCTGCGATTGCCCATGCCTCACCTGCTCTAAAAGAAGAATTGTTAACGGTTGACCCTAACAAATATAACCCTGAAGCTCTTAATCGTCATCTAGAGGCAGATTCTTTACCCATTCCTGTTACTTTAACAGAAGGCCAGGCATTACAAGACCCATCTTTAATATCTAAAGAACGTAATGAGCGTGGCATTAAAGAGCAATTTGTTGAGCGATTAAACCAACAAAACAAAGATTTGATGGCTAACGCACAAGCAATTAAAGAGCGTACTGCGCCTGATGTTTTCACAACAGATTATGTTGATGACGCTAGTAATTTGATTGACATTGGCAAACAATTAAAAGCAGAAAACGTTTCTAAAACAAGACAAGCGTACAAAGATTTGGAAGCCCAAGCAGGTGGTAAGTTTCCAATTGATGCTCAGTTGTTTGGTAAAAATGCTTTGGGCGCTTTAATGGCTAAAGAAGACATAGATTTCTTGCCTAGCACAATCAACAAGTTGGTCAAAGAATATGCGTCTGGTGATAAAGAAATGACGTTTGATGGTTTTGAAAACTTAAGAACTAAAATTGCTAATGAAACAAGAAAAGCACAAGCATCTAATGATGGCAATGCAGTTCACGCTTTGAGTCTTGTAAGACAAGAATTAGAAAACTTGCCCATGACTGAGGCTACAAAAGAAGTCAAACAATTTGCTGATGTTGCTCGATCAACTGCCAAGGCAGACTTTGATTTAGAGCGTAATAACGATTTCTATAACAAAATTGTTAATGACAAAGCTGATACCAAAGATGCAATTCAGTCTTTTGTAATTAGGTCTAAAAACAAAGATTTTAATGACACATTAAACCTATTGTCCAACGATCCTAAAGCAATACAACATTTAAGGTCAGGCACATTAGACTTTATCATTAGAGATTCAACAGACGCAAGTGGTAACTTTTCTGTTGCTAAATTTAATAAAGTGATTGACAAGTTAGATGTTGACAAGAAACTTCAACCTTTGTTTGGTGAAGAAGCCAATACGTTGAGAAACTTGGTCAAAACAGGTCGTTATATTGAAGCAAGACCCAAAGGCGCTTACGTTAACGAATCTAACACGATTGTGCAAGGTCTTAAATCTTTGGCTGCTAGTGGCTTGGAAAAGACTGCTAACGTTGGTTTAGGAGCTGGTGTTATTCCTGTTGGATCATTGGCTCGTGAAGCGCTTGAAAAACGTAGTGCAACAAAGGCTGCAAAAGAATCGTTGAAGCCAGGTGCAGGAATTAAATTAAAGGATATTGGAAAATGAGCGTCAATCTTTCCCCCATATTTAACGCAGTTGCACAGACAACTACCACAGGATTACCTTTAAGCGGTGGTTTGCTTTATACCTACCAAGCAGGTTCAACCACGCCTTTGGCAACGTACTCTGATAGCGCAGGTACTATTGCTAACACCAATCCTTTGACTTTGGGTACTGATGGTAGACCCCAAGTCGAAATTTGGCTTCAGTCTGCTTATAACTACAAGTTTTTGTTGACTGATGCGTTGGGTAATCAAATTGGTACATACGATAATATCTCAGGATTATCTAGCTACTATGGCCCATCAACTGCGGTAACGTCTGTTACAGGCACAAGCCCTATCAATGTAACGTCTGGGGTTACACCTAACGTATCGTTATCAGGTGTAATTGCTCGTGCAAATGGTGGAACTGGCGTGTCTAGCCCCCCAGTATTTTTTGCTCACCAATCCATTGCTCAATCGTTTACGACTGCGACATTAACGGTCGTGACCTATAACGTGGTTGACTTTGATTCAAATAGTTATTTTGTTAGCTCAAATAACTCATTTACACCTTTGATCGCAGGGTACTACCAAGTTAACGTTTCATGTACTTTTGCATCCACAACGACAGGTTACCAATGTGGAGTTGGTGTGTCTGTGAGTGGTACTGTTAAAGACTATAACGTTGCTGCTAGTTCTGTTGTGGGTACAGGTGGTACAGATGGTACTACTCCTGTTTGCTCAACAATTGTTTACTGTAATGGTACGACAGACTATATTCAAGGAGTTGCTGCTCAATCATCAGGGGGCACAATTTCTAGTGTCACAGGTTTAAGTAATGCGACCACATTCTCTGTGGCATTTTTAAGAGGTGCATAATGGATGTTGACCCAATTCAATATGGACAGTTGATCGCTAAAGTTGATATGCTTGAGAGTCAAGTGTCTGAGATGTCACACGACATTAAATGCTTATTGGCTATGGCAAACAAATCCAAAGGTGGCCTTTGGGCTGGCATGGCAATAGCATCATTGATGGGTGGCGTGGTTCATTTCTTTGCTGAAAAGTTTTTAAAATGATTGATCCAATTTCAGCTTTTGCGATGGCTCAAGCTGCAATTAGTGGTGTCAAGAAGTGCGTTGAGTTATACAAAGAAGCCAAAGAAGTTGGCGCTGATGTGGTTGAGATTACCGCAGAAGTCACAGGTCACATAGGTTCCTTTATGGAACATAGTGAGACGATGGCTAAAGCGGTTGAGGAATCTAAGAAAACACCCCCAAGTAGGGGGGAAAGTCTCAACAAGCGTGCTTTTGACAACATAATGAAGTTGCGTCAATTGCAAGAAGCGGAGAAAGAGCTAAGAGAGTTCCTGATTTACCAAACACCAGGTTGGGGCGCTATTTGGACAGAGTTTGAAGCGGAGAGAGCGAGGCTCAGAAAGGAGCAAGAATCCGCAGAGCGTGAGGCAAAAAAGCCGCAATGGACGCTTTACGAAAGCGCCAAGAACTCATTGATAAATACAAGGTCAGAGTGGTCGTTAGCATCGGTATTTTGTGCCTTGTCTTGGAATTCGTTGGGTTGATGTACTGGGTACGTCAAGATTACTTAAAAACTAAATATCATTTGGAGAGTGTATGAGCTGGATTGAACAAATTGCCCCCACAATTGCTACTGCTTTGGGTGGCCCTTTAGCTGGTTTAGCCGTTGATGCGGTGTCTAAGGCCATCGGTGTAGACCCTAAAGACGTACAAGACACCATTAATACTGGTAAGTTATCTGCTGAACAAATAGCCTCTATCCAACAAGCCGAATTGACTTTAAAGACCAAAGCTCAAGAAATGGGTCTAGATTTTGAGCAATTGGCGGTCAATGATCGCAAGTCTGCAAGGGATATGCAGATGACAGTTAAGTCATGGATTCCCCCTATATTAGCCATTGGGATAACAATTGGGTTCTTTGGTATTATGTACGGAATGATGTCTGGTCACGTTCAGTCATCTGAGGCGCTTATGATACTTCTAGGTTCTTTAGGGACTGCTTGGACAGGAGTTATAAGTTTCTATTTTGGTTCTTCTGCCTCTAGCCAAGCCAAAGATCAGTTATTGCACCAATCAACACCTGTAGCAAAATGAGTACACTAACCACACACTTCACTTTAGAAGAACTAACCCATACTGACCATCGTGAACTTGACAACACTCCAAATGAAACTGAGAAAGCTAATCTCATGCGATTGGCAGTCTTTTTGGAAGATGTCAAGACATTACTTGGCGGTGCTCCAATTATGGTTAACTCAGCGTTTAGGTCTAAAGCAGTTAATGACTCTGTTGGAAGTAAAGATACTTCTCAGCATAGGGTTGGTTGTGCTGCTGACATCCGTGTACCTGGCCTCACTCCTGACCAAGTAGTTCAGAAAATCATAGCCTCCGACCTTGGATATGACCAAGTGATTAGGGAATTTGATCGTTGGACTCACATTTCTGTGCCTAACAATGCCTATGATAAGCCACGAAAAATGGCGCTTATTATTGACAAACAAGGCACTAGGAAGTACAGTTGAGACTCAGTTGCCAAACTTTTAAGGGGAATTCTTTCCCCTTTTTTTTGCCTTAAAACTGTCACACACAAAAGTGACAATTAGTTATGCAAATCAAAATCATAGATGCAACTGTTATAGAGAACTATGATCTTTTGAATGATCTTCAAAAAGAGTGTTTGCCCCATGATGATTTATATAACGTATTAGATGGATGGTGGTGGATAGCTTATGACAACGATCTCCCTATTGGATTTAGTGGTCTTGTTCGCTCTAAACGTTGGAGCGATACTGGTTATTTTTGCCGCGCGGGTGTTGTTAAGCGATACCGAGGCAAAGGAATACAAAAAGACCTTATCAGAGTTAGAGAACGCAAGGCTAGGAAGCTAGGCTTCAACTGGATCATCACAGACACAACTGATAATCCTCCATCGTCTAATTCTCTTATTTCATGCGGTTACAAACTATTCAACCCCTCTATTCCTTGGGGGGGACGTAGAACTCTTTATTGGAGAAAAAGACTGTGAAATACTATTCTGACGAAGAATTTATCATGTTGTTTCAGTTGTACAAAAGCCCTAGCGTAATGGCTTCTGAGCTTGGTATGTCTGAAAGGG